ACGTGCATCGCGTACTCGGCCTCGACTCGGACTGCCACGAGGTTGTGCTGCCAGAGCGACACAAAATTCGGGGCGGCAGTAGTGCCCAGGTTCAGAGTCGCCTGATCGGTAACGTCGAATGCAAGACCACCGATTTGACCCCAGATGATCTGGCTGAAGTCGCCCTGGAAGCCCACGACCTCGCCGGCCTTGACGTGATCCGACAGGATCGTCGGACGGCCCAGGATGCGGCCCTCGCGGATCGCACCCACCTGCTCGGTGTAGGTGGACTCGAGGAACAGCGGACGGCCGCTCAGATCCTTCGAACCGTTCAGGATCGGCTCAGCCGAATCGTCCAGCAGAGTCGCAGTCCACTTCTTGCCGTCGTTGACGAGCAAGCCCAGACCCTCGACGCCCAAAGCGTCGTAAGGATCAACGAACTCAACCTCTTTGGTGGTCTGGTTGATGAACGTCGGGAACGGGCTGTCAGTGCCCCACAGCGCAGCGTTGTCGAACGCCATCGCGAAAGCGGTAGCGACCTTGGTACGCATGGTGCCCAGGTAGTTCGCCGGGTTCGCACGGACGGTTTCCGCAGATGCCACGAAGATCGTCGCGATCTTGTGCGGGGCAATCGTCTGCGAAGTCATGTCGCCCTTGGTGATCGGCTTCATGTCGCCTTCACCGATCCACTGAGCGGACACGTCGCCAACCCAGTGCGGGATCTTCTGACCGGTGGTTCCCATAGGAACCTTCCGGGCGAACCGCTGAACGATGGATGTCTTCTCCGCCTCAGCGAAGTAGTCAGCCGCCTGCTCCGGCTCCAGGTAGCCCTGGAACATGGTGTCGCCCGTCTGGGCGATCTGAGCGTGATTTACAGGAAAATCGGTTCCTGCAGCCATTTTTACTCCTTATGAGTTACTTGAGTCCTACGGCGTTCTTGATCGCCTGAAGGATCGGGTCACCGTTAAGGGGAAGCGGATCGCGTCCCCCGAACCCTTGGGTGGGATCGAACGCAGGGCTCTTCGTTGCGAACCCGCCGGCCAGCTCGTACGCCGACTTAGCCGAAGCCGTAATGGATTCGGTGTCGGAGCCTTGCAAGATTCCGGCGAACGCACGAACTTTGTCGCTGGGAACGTTGGCGTCGATAGTCACATACAACTTCTCGAGCTCAACCTTCGCAGCGGACAACTCTCCCTGCAGTTCGGTGTACGCGGTGTCTTTCGAAGCCAGCTCCGCCTGATGGGCATCGCTGGCAGCTTTGACCGCCGCATCAACTGCGTCCTTCTTCGCCACACGAGCTGCCGCAGCCTCATCACGAAGCGACTTGACGTACGCCTCATCGAACATCTTCGGCTGCGATTCCAAAGGCTTCTCGGGAGCCGCCTGGGCCTCCACCTGTGGGGTGCTCTCGTTAACGGTGTTGTCGGACATTGATTTCGCCTCCTGGGCAATAGTGAACCCACCAGGGGTTCGGGACTACGCAGCGAACGCGTAGTTGGACATTGATATTTCGCCTCTGTCGAGGCGGCGGCGGAGAGCGTTAAGCGTCTCCGTGCTCACATTTTTAGTGCGAGACTTCCCAGACTCAATAAGCTCGGAAGCCTCATTGCCGGCGTCGATCCAAAGATCCAGCGCCCTACGCGCCTGATCCCGGCCAACCCAATTTTCCAAGTCGAACACAGGCACCGCTATGCAGTCGCAACCCGTGTGCCACTCCTCGACGTTCTCCTTGCTGTCCTCCCGAAGGTTCTTCAGGAACAAAGCAGGATCACCGCCCGCGTCGTTGAACAAGTCGATAGCCGTCTCGTCATCGAGGTTGATGCCCGCCGAAGCGGCCTCCCCGTAAGCGAAATTGCCTTTGTGGTTCAACTCGACACCACGCGAGATCAACATCAGGCACCAAGCGCATGTTTCGCGCCCGGTAGCAACCCTGGCCCAGCCCTGTAGGACATCCGCAGGATCATTCTTAACCGCACCAATAATTTGGCGACGGCCAGCCATCTCGACCTCACGGATAGCAGACAAAGCAACTTTGGAGATAGCAGATGTAGGCGACTCGGCCTGCGACATCGACTTCCTTGCCGGCTCCATGTTCTGAACGAACCACTCGAACTTAAGCTCCGACAGCAACCTCTCGTTGGGGAGCAACTCCGGGTGGTGCTTCTTCCGCTGATCGTCGTAAAACCTGCGACCCAACTCAGCGGACTGCGTGTAACGCAGTTGGACCTCCGGGAAGATCAACTTCAAGAAGCCCAACCAATCCCTCACCGTCAACGAAGGACTGATGAAGAACGTCGAAACACGTCTGATGTAAGCGGCCAGCGCAGACGTTATAGCGAACTGCGCCGCCGCGTACTCCTCAGGACTCACTACCTGACCCGTACAGCCTTGTCATCTGCTCGTACAGTTGCCACTGCGCCGCAGACAACAAACCCAGCGTCTCGATGAAAGAGAAACGCTCAGGGGTGTTCACGGTGAACCCGAACTGACCGTCCGGGTTGATGATCCGTGTGATGGTTATTTCCATCGTCTTCATGGGTTCCGTCAAGGCTGAACCTCCTCAGGGGCTTTGCCCTTCTGACCGATCTGCGCCTGGACAGGCTTAGCTTCCAACCCCGGCTTAGCCTGAGTCTCACCGTCCATCGAGTACATCGTGCCCATCAAGCCCAAGCCCAAAGCGGCCTCTTCCTCGTCCCAGCGGCGCATCTCCTCGCGCTCCTTGATGCTGTACCCCATGTCGATACGGGCACGCTCACGCGGGATCACACCAGCGCCGTTGCCGTACAGCTTCGTGGCAGCGTCAGCCTTAGCCGCATACGTCGGAGTGGACGGGTCACGCCAGATCGTCTCCATACGCATCATGTCCGGCGGCACATCGCCGCCCTTCATCATCCGCCACGCAAGACGCATAGCCTCTTCCCAAGCGCCACCGAAGATCAAGTTCTTACGTTCAACCTTCTTGATCAGCCGGGACTCCGCAGCGCGGATAGCCTCAGCAGAAGCCGGGTTATCCGAAGCCGTAGAAAGATACTGCGGAGGCAAACCTGTGTACGCCGCAACCTGTTTCGCGATCTGATCCAAAGCGTTAGTGAAGTTCGCCAACTCCGCAGCAGAGAACTGCTGAATCTTCCCGTCCGGATCCTCGAACGCGAGGATCCTGGCGAGATAAGCATCGAAGAAAGTCTGCCCGGTATCCGGATCAACACCGATCTCCTCAGGCTTAATGCCGAAGATCAACCGTTGAGGCACACCCATCAGCTCAGCGGTGGCCTGCATCAGCATCAAGATGCGGGCCGCAGCGTCAGTCATAGACCGAAGCTCAGGGGTGATCTCCGAAGTTCCGTACAGATCGGACAACAAAGTCCGATTCGGCAGCGGCACAACAGGAACAGCCTGCATGCCGTGCGAGTACTGGAACCACGGCATCCACTCACCGTCAGCCCGATACCACCCGTAGGTGTCGTTCATCGTGTACAGAGTCGCGGCCTGGATCTCGTTGCCGGCCGCGTCATACGCAACCCGGATAGCTTTCGAAACCCGGCCGATACGAGGATCGATCTCCGCGTGCATACGCGTAGGAGGCTCAACCCTGATTATCGGAACAGTCGGATCCCAACCCAGATCAATCTGCGGGTCAGGCTGCGACACCGTGATGTACGACTTGCCGTGAACGTAAGCGTCCGTGTAGCCCAGCGGAGCTTCGATATCAAGGTTATTCGCCTGCCACCAATTCCACATCTCCTCATCAGCCTCATCAGCGTCCCCAAGACGGAAACCCTCAACAGCCTGACGTTCGGCAATGGAATCGACATACAACCTCGGGTAACCGACGTGAGCCAACAAAGACTGCATCTGAACAGGAACAGTGACACCGATAGCCTCAGGGCGGCGCTGAGCCTCGTAATACGAAGTGTTCAAAGCCAACCCTCGAGAAGCATCCTCGAACGCCGAAATCATCTCCTCCCGAACCTCATCCGGGTTCGAGATCTCTTCCTGACCTGGCATAGGTGCCGTCATCTAACAGCCACCACCCTCCCAGATCTGATCTTCTTTGACATTAAGTAGTCCTGTCGTGCGCCGTAAGCCAACACCGCACAAACAGCGGAGTCGATCTTTTTGCTGGAATCCTTCGTCGCCTTCCTAATGGCGATAGCGTCATAGTTCGTAGGGTGGCGCTTAGCGTTCAACACGTGCTGCCTCAACACCGGGTTACCGTCGTGCGAAACCTCACGCTCGATCACAGCGTCCTCGAGACGCTCGCAGTCGAAAGCGAACCTCTTCTGCTGACCTCTCATATCGAACGCGACCGGGTTGTTAGGTGAAGCGTTGACTTTCAACTTCTTCTTGAAATCCCTAGACCACTGATCCACGTAAGCCTCGAACTCCTTCACGTCAGCACGGAAAGCGACAACCTCGTACCGTTCGAAAGCCGAACGGACCGTCGCATCCACATCCTCGCGAGGAACCTCGCCGCCGTACTTGTTCGGATCCCAAACCTTGATCAGGAACAACATCCCGTCGTCAACTCTGCACGCGACAAGCGCCGTCCAGTCGTTGGACTTAGACCCGTCGAAACCAAGCGTGATCCGCTGCTTAGGTTGCAGCGCAAACTCTTTACCCACGTTCGCGAGCCGATCCCACTCCTGCGGAGAGATCCACGAATCCTCAGACGCATTGACCTGATTCAGGAACTTGCGTCGAGACTCTGTGATCAGATTCTTAGTCGACAGGATCGACTTGATGATGTCTTCCACAGGGAGCCACTTCGAGTCGCCCCTGGCGATCATCAAGCCCCGGCGCAGCTTCGCAATACCCGCAACGAACCCCGCAGGGTCTTCCCTCTCAGAGGGGATCTCAGAGATAGGGGTGTCTGCCGGCGCTTCCAAAGCGTCGTACATGCAGCCTGTGTCAACAGACTTTCCGGACTGAACGTCCTGCCACTCGATGTAAGCCTTCTCCGCCACCGTCTCCGTGCCAGGCACGTGGGCGTTACAGATAGACAAGGTTCGGGCCCCATCGACCTTAGTCATGTTGCCCTCGATGACCGACGCCATCGAATGACCCTCGTTGTTCTTGCCGTCCGGGCCGGAGCCCCACCACTGAGTCTCGTTCTGAATGACAAACGTCGGACGGTTACCCTCCATAGAGGCCGGGGAAGACGTTGCCGCCTCGATGCGGCCACCAACCGCCGAATAGATAATGAACCGGTTAACTTCCAGCCCGTAGTCGGCCTTCAACCGCTTCGAGATCATCACCGGGAACAGAGAGAAAGTGTTCTTAGTTTGATCCTGCGAAACAGCGGCCACCGTGATCCACGCCGCGTTACGCGGCTTACCAACCGGATCCCCGTTGGCATCGAAATGGCTGAAAGATACAGGGCCGCAGAGCTCAGCCAGACAAAGCGCAGCAGCGAACGGATCCTTACCCCAGCCCTTAAGCCTGCGGATGACACCCTCGCGGTACACGTACTGGCCGTTCTCGTCCACCGCGTACCACCACAGCAGCAGGCGCACCTGCTCGTCAGTCGGCAAGAACATGTTCTCGCTGACAACGATGCCGGCCTCAGACATCTCGATCAGAAGCCTCAACCTGTCCGGGTCATCATGCCCGCCCGGTGTGTTCACGTAATCGGCCATCCACGCCAGAACACCCCAACCAAGGGTTTTCTCAGGCAGGAACCATGTGCCGTCCGTCCTGGTTCGCCAGGTAGGCCCGACGATGTGAGGAGGGGCCGGGAGTAACTCCACTTCAGTCACTCCCGACTCCTTCCACTAGTTCCAGTTAATCTCGCACTCGGGCAACAGATTCGGTCGATCCACAAGCACAGTCTTCAACGCCTCAGTGTTCTGAGCAGACGGGTTCAACAACCAGTCCCTCGTAGCGTTGTCGCGTGTGGTGTTGTAAACCATGTTCGCCTGCGCCTCCCGAACCACCTGGGAAACGCACTCCAAACGTTGCTGCGCCTGCTCCTCGTTCGCTTTCTGACGTACCTGCACGAACACCAGATCAACCACAGCGACCAAACCCACGATGAAGAACAGAAGGGTCATCAAATCATTCTTCTTCTGCATTGCCCTCTTTCCTCTTCTCGTTGAACCACCAACCCACAACGGTGGTCATCAACGCATCAGGTGCCACACCCAACTCGATCTCAGGTCTGATCCCTTTCAACATGTAAGTGCCGAACCACACCAGCCCGACGAACCCCGCGATAACGGACTTGATCTGCATCGTCATAGACCGCGCCACCCACCACTTGTAGGTGAGCTCCTAGACGGAGCTGGCGCAGGCGGAGGAACCGACTTAGGAGGTGGAACGAAACCCGTCGAGGTCGTCGTGTTAGCAGACGCCACCATGCCGCCCAGGATCGCCGCAGCCGAACCAAGAAGGTCAACCACAGGCGAATCCACCAACCCGACAACACCAATAAGCACAGCCTGCAAAGCGGCGATAACGCCGTACAGATACTTCCTGAAATTGTTGTCGGCGTGAGGGTAAGCCGCCAGCGGCGAGGCCATAGCAACCACCAGGCCGGCGATCAACGCCGCCTTGTCGTCATCGACCACGTTCCAGCCCACCAACAGTGAACTGATCGCAGGCCCACCGGAGTGGATCATCGCCCTAACGTCACCCCACGTACGCAACCCCAAAGAGCTCTGGATTACAGCGGGAACCTCAGGCATCAGAGCCTCCAGCGACCACCTGCGGGACGCACCGGTTCAGGTGCCGCAGGCGCTGGGGTAGCGACGGCGGCGGGCCGGGGATCGTACGGTGTCTGATCGACAGTCTGAGAAGCCCGCAACGCGGTCAACACCCGCGAAGCCAACTTCGCATCACCAGACCTATCAGGGTCCGTGTTGGTTGCGATCTCGTTCAACAGATCGAGCGCACCCGTGTCACCCAGCTCCGCGAGCCGGATCACCAACATGATGTGCGAGCTGGCGTCGGTGTTCAACGTCATACCTGCGACCGTGTCCACCGGACCCTCATTGATGTGCCGGAACGGTGACCTGGACGGGAACCGCTCATCCGCAAGGATGCGTAGAAGGAACAACATTTCCTTCTGTTCTTCGGCGGTTAGCGCACTCAAAAAATCATCTCCGGTTTCTGGCGGGCCGGATTGTAGGACAGCGAGGAAAGTCGGTGCGACTTCCTTCGCACGGGCGTAACGAGACACACGGTCGTCATAACCGTTCAAGCCGCCGTTAATCAAACGGCATACGGTTTCGTGGTCTTCACGATCAGCAGCATCATTGATCTGAGTGCCGCGAGCCACCGTCCAGTACCAGGCGGTGCCTTGGAAGCCGTAGTCGTCGGATGCCATTTGCTCGGGGTAGTCCA